TCACTTCGCCTCCGCATACATTTCGTCCGCCGGATAGAGCTGCAGCATCGCGCGCGCGGCCTCGACGTTCGCCGTCGTCAACCACTCTTCCCAATCGTCGGGCCGCAGAATTACGACCGACCGCTTTTCGTCGGCCGGCTTGTGCATGCGCGACATCAGTGGGTGACCGTCGGCGTTAACCGTGATCATCGACATCACGTGGTGCTCGGCGCCGTCCTGGTTCGTAAGCGTGCGCCAGATGCCGGCGACGCACATCGTCGGACGATCGACGACGCCGATGCGCTGCCACACACACGGCCCGTTCACCCATTTCCCCTTCTCATCTTGATACGCCTCCGGGTACGACGGCTCGACTATGAAACGTGCCGGAATCAGGCAACGTCGACCGCCGCGCCAGGTTGGTCCGTACAGCGGAGACTTCCCGAGGTTATCGTCGCGCACGTTCATCGTGCTGCGCATGAGCGGCGGCTTGCGCCCCTGCTCCCTCGCCCTCTTGATGTTCGCCTTCTGCAGTGCGCTCGGCCAGAAGCCGAAACCGGCGATCAGCGGCTTGAACTGACCGTCGACGTAGCCGACGATCGGCGCGTCGTAGTCCGGGTATATCTCGGGCTTCCACGGCGTCCAGCGGTACAAGTCGCGGAAGTTGTCGATCTTGAGCTCGCTCAGGCCCGGATCTTCGCCCGGCGCGACGTAGTTCGTGCACATCGCCGTCCCCAATTTTCGATCTTGACGGCCCCATCTTACCTCGGGATACACTGTGTTTTTATACAGTGTTTCTGCCGTGATCAAGCCACAGTGGGCCTACATCTGGGAGTACGGATTCCAGGGCGAGAAGAACCGCCTGAGGACCCCGGTCGAGCTCACCAAACGCGAATTTGAGCACTGGATCGACGAGGACCCGCGGTCGGTGTTCCTCGTTACATCCGCACCGATCGAGGCGACCAGGATCGATCGCAACCGCGTTCCTCTGACGGATTCACGATTCAAGCTGCGACCGGAGGTGCCCGAATTCGATGCCCCGACCGACGCCGAGCTGCGCGCTCTGTGGCGCGAGTACACGGACCTTCAGGTGCGGTGGTTAATCCTCGAAATCCGTGCGCTGAGGAAGTCGCTCGAGCGCATCGAGGATTGGTATCTCTACACCGACAAGAACGTCGCGAACAAAGGCGACCTTGCCGGCGCGCAGGGCCAGTTGTATCGGCTGATGCATCTGCTGCGCGCGGAGATGCGGCGGGCCGGGATGCGGTAGTACGGGGCTTTAAGGGGCTCGGACGATTTCGCGACGGGTCTGACCTAGCGACGCACCTGTGGCATTCTGGACGCTCGTCGCACTGGAGATCGACATGCGCACGATTCAGGAAGAATTCAGCGATTCCGACGACGACTGGTTCGGCTTCGCCTCGGCGCAAGACCGGAAGGACGGCCATTCGCTGCGGGCGTACCTGCTGCGTTACGCGGACCGCATCCCGGCACACCATGTCGTCGTGAACGTCGAGCTCGTACTACGCACGGAGTATCCGCCTCGCGGCATTCGTGCGCCGTACCTGAGCGTCGTCCACTTCGATCCGGGGCACGCGACCGACTTGCCGCTCACGTGGAAGCGCAATATCGAGGATCTCAAATTCGACTCCAAGACCACGTACGTCGAATGCGGATATGATATTTTCGAGTCGTTCAGTGACGCGAAGATGGACCTGACGGCGCGCGGGTTCTATATCGAACCGCTCAACTAGCCGCTGGCCGCCCGCGACAGTATCGCGGGCGACTGAGCAGACATCAGCGCGCGGTCCAGGCGCGCCGCTGAAACGCCGGGCCGTTACTTCTTTACCGGCTCGATACCCCAGCACTGTGCCGACCGGTCAGCTTCCGGAATGGCCGACGGGTTGTATTTGCACTTATTGATCGTGTCGAGCGCGACCTTGTATCGATCGACCAGCGGATCGGCAATGCTGGCGAGGTGCGCATCTCGCACCGTCTGATCTGGCGTGCTGCAGTCGGCGCCCATATGGGAAACGTCGGGCCTGTAAATTCCACCGATCGGCGACACCAACCCCTCGTTGCTGGCACCCTCGATTACCTCGTACAGTACCTGCGACGTCGGCTTATACGTGTCCACCACGACCATCCCGTCGCCGTTGACGGTTCGAACCTCCTTCGGCCCCGCACACGACACGATCGGCCGCGCCGCGAAAATGACTCGCCCCTTGAGATATTCGCGCGCACCGTACACCTGCAGGTCACGCTTGAACTGGGTAACTTCGGCGCGCCGCTGTGCCGAATCGATGTATCCGGACATATCGTCGAGCTCGAAGTACACCAGCGCCCACTCGCTGATGTTAGTTTTCGAATTCGCAATCTCGGCGTCAGTCGGCCCGACACCACCGTTTTCGCTCATGACGATGTCGTGCAGCTTCGAGCCGTTGACGACACCAGGATAGACCGCGATGTCGGCGCCCCTCGCCTTGAACGCGTTCTGCAGCGCAGTGATCGTCGGCTCCACATCGCCGGCAGAAGCATCAGGCGCGGATGCCGCACTCGCCACGTCCGCCGCAGCAGCCATTGCGCGCGCCCGCTGCGTCGACACCAGCGGCGCCCCCGAATACGCAAGGCGGATTGCCGGACCAGTCGCGGCCGGCGTCGACGAATCGTCACCGCCACCGCACGCGGACAGCGCAAGCCCCGCCAACACAGCAGAAATCAAAGTATTTTTCATTGTGGTTCTCAGGTCGGAAGTTGTTATATCCCCGGATCGTCGATTTTACATATCGATTACGAATTCGGGAAATAGAAAGCCCGCGGCAAGCGCGGGCGGCGATCAGAACAACCCGGCCGGCTGCGCCGCGTCGTCCCAACTGAAGATGATCAATTCGCTTCGTTCGACGCTTCTATGCGAGCCCGCAACCGTGTACTGCAGCGGCACTGTCTCAATGTGAAATCCATCGAATACGCGCCGGATCTCATCGTGATCGTTCAGGCTTACTATGGCTCGCCCTTTAATGCGGCGGAGCCTCTCCGCGATCCGCTCGTACTCAGTGAACGGGAAATCGACGCCGTAGCCGCGCGTTTCGAAATACGGCGGATCGAGATAGAACAACGTGTGCGGCCGGTCATAGCGATCGATGCAATCCGCCCAGTCCAGACGCTCGATATATGCGCTCGCGAGGCGCAAGTGCGCCGCGGATAGCTCTTCCTCAATCCGCAGCAAATTCAGACCAGGCGGCGCAGTGGTAGCCGTGCCGAACGTCTGCCCGTGGACAATCCCGCCAAAGCAGTTTTTCTGCAGGTAGTAGAACCGCGCCGCACGCTGGATGTCGGTGAGCGTCTCCGGCGCCGTCTGCTTCAACCACTCGAACACCTGTCGACTGGTGAGGGCCCATTTGAACTGCCGCACGAATTCCTCGAGGTGATGCTGCACGACGCGATACAGGTTGATCAGCTCGCCGTTGACGTCGTTGATTACCTCAACCTTTGCCGGCGGCCGCATGAAATACAAAGCAGCGCCGCCCGCGAACACCTCAACGTAGCAGTCGTGCGCCGGAAAGCGCGGAATGAGATGGTCTGCAAGCCGGCGCTTGCCGCCGATCCACGGAATAATCGGATTTGCCATTGTGAAAGCCGTTTTTGAACTTGGTGTAGAATCCGGCCCGCCTACGTAGGTATGCAGGGCCTTGGCTGATTCACTGGCTCAGACAGTGGAAAAGCGACCGAGGGGCGTGTTACCGCACGCCCCTCGGTCGCCCTGTTTCTATCGCGGTGCCGCGCCCGTCAGCGCGTCGTAGTCGCCTTCGCATTGCCGGCCGGCAATGCCCCGTTCGTCAGCGATTCGCGCGAACTCTCCCGCAGCCTCGTCAGCCCGGCCGAACAGGTCGGCAAGCAGATCGAGGGTGCTGCCGGTTGCCGCGCCTCCGGCCGGAGCGGCGGGATCGCGCGTTCGGGCGACAAGCTCGGCGACCTGCTTGCGCAGGCTGTTAGCAGCAGCACCGGCAGCATCAGCAGCAGCGCGAGCCTGTTCACGTTGTTTCGCAGCATTTTCAGCATTCCCCTGTTGTTGACGCGCGATACGGTCGCTTTCGTCGCGCTCGCCGACGAGCTCGCGAATTCGCTGCGCCTGTGTTTCCACCGTGTGCGACTGGTCGGCGTCGCGATGGCCCTTGAAATATCCAGCCGCGGAACCGATGACCACCGCCGCGACGATTGCGAGCCAAAGCCGCGGATCGAACCAGGTCATAGCCCCTCCGAGTACGTCGTGCTCGTCGCGCCAAACGATGCCGTCAGCACCTGTCGACGCGACTTCGTCCCGATCGGCGCGAGGCCGATGTGAACCCACGTGCCCTCTTGAATCAGCTGGTCGAATTCGATCGGCGACGCGCTGATCGCCCGGCAGATGTCGAGCGGCGCGCCGAATTTCGGACAGACGAAATCGGCGGCCAGGCCCGACAGATGCGCGCTCGTCGGAACGCCGCCGACCGCGCGATTGAGCGCCGCGGCTCGATAGCCCGAGGTGATGATCACGGGTCGGCCGCCGAGCACGTCGCGCACGCGTTCGAGCGCTTCCGCCGTCCTACGCAGGTTCGCCGTCACGGCGGCCGACGGCGTGTTATCGATGCCGCGCCGGCGCGCCGTGTCGCTCGCGGTCAATTCCTCGAGCGTGAAATGTGCAGTCAGATTCGTCATATTCACTTCCCCCCAAACATTCGTTTTGCGTTCCGTCGCAGCAGCACTTCGAGGTACTGCGACCCGACGATGCCGAGCGCACTCCCGAGGCCGAGCAACGCGATCGGCGGCAAATCCGGGATCTGCAGCAGCGCCAGCCCCGCAACCATCGATGTCGCCGAACCGAGCACGGCACGCCCGGCCACAAGCCGGAACGTCAGCTGCTCGCTCCCCACCAACACTTTCGCAATGCCAATCAGTCCGCCCATGAGGATCAACTCCAGAATCGTCTTCTCGTGCTCTTGCATTACCGCTCCCCGTTTCCAGCCCCGTAAAAAGAAAGGCCGCCAAGTTGGCGGCCCATCACACAATCCCTGTCGCATCCAGCACCATGAAGCGTGAATGCCATTGTTCTCGAAATCCTGCCAAGTTTGGCTTTCGGCCACCTCCGTACATTGTTGTCCCCCAAGAAACGCTACCCCCGCTCACGCGAATCGAAGTCAACTCGACGCCCGCAGGGTCATAGCTCCACGCGTGACGAACCGGATAAATTCCCGAGACGATGATTGGGACATCGTATGCCCGAGAGTCCCACTGCGGGCTCGGCGCACCCTCCACCATCCACCCATCTCCCGGAACGTACTCGTTGTAGATCACGTCAAGCACGCGCAGAAATGGTTTGGACGAGTCAGCAATGAGGCGCCCCTGCTCATTGAATACCTGAAGCCCGAAATTTCCTGACGCCGGCGGCACACGATCGAACTGAAAAAAATAGACAGTGCATGGCCGCTCCGTTACAAATCTCAGGGTGTATGTGGCCCCGTCAACATCGGTACTCCAAATCGTGATGCCAGCACCATCCGACGCATATACGCCGTACATCGGGCCTGCCGTTGCGTTGAACGTAAACGCTACACTCGGAAGCGTCGCATTGAATTTCTTCCCCGCATCGTTGACCGCAAGGAGTAGCGACGTGTCCACCGACTGTGCCGACATCGCCTGCACCATTTGATAATTCGGCGTCAATCCATCGATCTGATACACGCCCGAATCAGTAAACGCCTGAAATCCTGCCGGCATCAATACACTCCATAAACTATCCAGCCGGGCACCTGCGTGTAGGCATTTGATCCACTCGTATTGCCGCTGTACCGCCAACTCACGCCGTTCCGGTCGATCGCAATAATCGGAGATGGTTCGGCGCCCGATACGCGATAAAAAATCCGCGCTGGCATGAAGGCCCAGAACGGCTCCCCGCTGGAAAGGTCCGCTGCAACGCTTCCGTTACCGCCGCCGGTTGATGCAATACCGACGACGCGCCCTGCGCGCGAACGCGCATCCAAGATCGGCCGACCGGCGCCGTCGAAAATCTGAAGCCCTGTAGCCATCACCACATCCCCATGCGCACGCGAAGCACGCCGTTGCCGTCATAGACACGAACACTGCTGCCGTCGATCACCAGTCGATTTCCGCTGCCGTTAGACGCGTTGATTTCGAACCAGCCGCTCTTGTCGAGCCGCCAGCCCTGCTGGCCCGCGATGTAGTTGTCGGACTGGATGTAGCTGCCGATCATCGCGTTCGTGATCCAGCCGGCGCCGATAAGCGCCTGCCGAAGAAACACCTGCCCGCCCTGCACCACAAACGGCACGATCGAAGCGCCGCCGTTGTTCGGGTCAACCACCGCGAAGCGCTGCGCCGATACCAGAACCTGCGACTCGACAATGCCGCTGTCGTTGTTGATGCCGATCCCGATGCCGGCGATGTAGGTGCGACCGTCCGACGTGATCTGCGTCTTGATCTGGTACGACGCCGACACGCGACCGTTCAGGTCCGCATACGACTGCGCAACCGTCTGCACGGCAGCGGAGTTTTCGTTGACCTGCGCACGCACCGTCGTGATCTGCTCGGCCTGCGCGCTGTCGGCGTCCGCCCGCGCCTTCGACTCGGTACGAATATCGGCCACCAGATTCGCCTGCGCCGACTGCATGCGCGCTGTCACCGATTCGAGCCGTTGCGCCTGCGCCATATCGGCTTCGGCCCGCGCGGACTGTTCCGAATAGACGCCCGCCATTACCAGCGTCGAGCCGGCAGCCTGACCGGTATCGCCGGCCATCGGCACATTGATCTGTGCCGAAACCGAGTCGATCCGCCGCGACAATGCGGAATCGCCATCGGCGCGCGCGGTTTGCTCCGCCGAAATCGCGGCCTTGTTCGCGTTCGCCGTGGCCGCCGTCGAATCGATACGCGACGACAGCGCGCCGTCGGCATCGGCTCGAGCCTGCTGCTCGGCCGTGATCGCCGCCTTGTTCGCACCGACGTCGGCCGTCACGGCGTCGACGCGCTTACCGAGCGCCGTGTCTGCGGCCGCCCGCGCCGTGACCTCCGACGAGATGGCCGCCGCGTTGTCGCTCGCCTTGCTGACGACGGTATCGATTCGCGTCGACAGCGCACCGTCGGCGTCGGCGCGCGCGGTTGCCTCCTGCTTGATGGCCGCCGCCGCGTCGCCGACGCTGGCCGTCACGGCATCGATGCGCTGGCCGAGCGAGGTGTCGGCCGTCTGCCGCGCCTGCTGCTCGGCCGTGACCGCTGCGCCACGTTGCCGCGCCTCTTCGGCCACGGCGTCCGCCCGGTCCCGAGCCTCTTTCGCGATCGCGTCCGCGCGATCCTGAATCTCCTTTTCGATGGCGCTCGCGTTATCCGCGACGCCTTGTTGAAGCCCCGGAATCGCATCGATCTGCTTGCGCAGATCCTCGCCCAGCGCCGAGTTCGAAATCCGTCCCGAGAAATACTTCTCGTATTCGCCTTCGTCGGTCGTGGGCTGCCCCTGCACGCCAGGCCCGGCCGCCGGATACCACGGCCCGACGTTTCCCGACGTGTCGACGAGCCGAGCCCAGAAATAAAACACCTGACCGACCGCGAGCCCCTGCAAGGACGTCGAAGCCTGCGGATACGCGTAGTCCGACAGCTTGATCGCGTCGTCGCGGCTCGGCGTGCGGCTGTACCAGAGCTCGGTGCGCTGCGTATCGCCGGCCGTACCGTCGCCGGGGAATGCCCAATCCAGATTGATCCCGAACACGATGCCGGCGGCCTTGAGCGATGCAACGGCTGGCGGCGGCGTCGTTTTTCCCTTCAGCTGCGTTTCCGCGCTGATCGCCGGCAGCGACGTAACGCCCATCACGTTCTGCGCACGCACGCGCGCCACGTACCGCCCCTGATAAATCCCGGGCACCTCGACCTGCAGGCCGCCCGTGCGCGGCACACTGACCCACTCGCCGTTGTCCTTCCGCCATTCCGGCAGGTACGTCACGGAGTTATCCGCGGCGTCCCACGCGATCACCATCGTCGTTTTGGAAATCCCCTGATCGACGGCCGAGTACGTCGTCACGCGCACATTGGTCGGTGGCGCCTGCACCGACGGCGGCACGACCGTCACCGGCCGCTGCTGAATCTGCGCGCCGTCGTCGATCGCCGCGTACTTCCCCGGCTCGTGCATCGTCGCCGTGATCGTGTACTCGAGCAGGCCGTCGTCGTCGCCTTCCTGAACGCTCACGACGCGATAGAGCTGCGCCGCGACCTCCGCGTTTTCCAGCATCCACACCGCGCCGGGCACCGGGTCCGCGTCGAAGCGATCGACCAGCGTGAGTACGTCGCCGTCGACGGACTTCACCGCTCGGTACTGGGCAACGCCCGACGGCAGAATCGCCGTGAAGCGATCGCCAGGCGCCACGGTCGGCGCCTTGTCGAGCGTGACGACGTTGCCAGCCACCGCGCGAATGCGCCCGCCGATGCGACGACCAGCTTTTCGCGGATCGGCGATCGCGATCACCTGCCCCGGGCCGACCAGCACGCCGTCCATCCCGACCTTGAACGACACCGTGCCCGACTCGTAGCGCGACGTCAGGAGAAGCCAGCGCCCGAGCCGGTGCGCCTGCGCCTGCGACGTGCAGCCGAACGCCGTTACCTGCGTTTTGATGACGCCGTACCGCGCGATGCCGTCGTCGTCCGGCACGTACTCGACCGCCTGTTTGTATTGGTTCGACGGATCGTTGTAGCTGACGAGCGCCACCGTGTATCGCGTCTTGCGCTCGCTCCCCACGTACCGGAACGCCCCGTCGATCACGTTCGCAGCCGTGTAGACGTACACCGGATCGGACGGCATGTCCGCGGACGCGACCACCGCGCCCGGACCCCAGTACGAAATACCCCGGAACACGCTGGCGATATCCTGCAGCACCTTATACGCGTCGGCCGCCGACTGGATCACGCAGTTGCACGTGAAGCGCGGCTCGACGCCGCCCCTGCCATCCGACACCATGACGTCGCAATAGCGCGCGATCTCGTACAGCCCCCACTTGTCGATCATCGACGCGTCGACCGTCTTGCCAAGGCCGTAGCGATCATTCAGCAGCAGGTCGTAGAAAATCCATGCCGGGTTGTTCGTCCACGCCGGCTTGAATGTCCCGTCCCATGCCCCCGAGTACGTGCGCGTCTCAGGATCGTAGTTCGACGGCACCCGAACGATCAGGCCGCGAACGTGGTACGACCGCACCGGCACCTGCGAGAACGATCGTGCGTCGAACGTCATGCCAACGAGCGCCGTCATCGGATAGCGTAGCTTGCGGTCGATCACCTCCGTGATCGCCTCGATGTTCACCGTGTCCGCGATCAGTGAGCTGTGTGCGTTCGGTGTAATGCGCCGTACACGGACCAGCCAGCCCGTTGTGGCGCGCGGCAACTCGATCCGGTGCGAGCGCTCGTAGAGCGACGTCGTTTTGCCATCGAACGCCGACGACAGCACCTGCGCGTACGAGCCACCGTCAATCGACAGATCGATCGCATATTCCACGCGATAGCCGAACACACCGGTCGCCGGATCGCTCTTTTGCAGCGCCGGCAGACCGAACCGAATACGGGCCGCCGACAGCTGCGTGTTTTGCACCTGCCGCACCCACGGTGCATCAGAAGTCAGCGGGACACCTACAGCTGATTCGCGCTCAACCGCAGGAAAGCCCGGCATGAACTCCTGATCGAGCGTACCCGTGCGGACGTCGACGCTGTAATTCTGGAAGTTGACCGAGCCGTCGGAATTCTGGATCGGCGTGCCGTCGAGGAATACCGACTGCATGCCCTTCACCAGGCCGACGATCGGCCCCTCCGAAATAGCGTCGAGCACCTTCGCGCGCGCGACGGAATGCAGGCTGTCGGGCGATTCCCCTCCGCCGCTCCCACCACCGCCGCCACCCTTCGCGCCGCTGATCCGCTTCGGCCCGGATTCCGCGTAGATCTTTTTCACACCTGGTCCTCTGTATAGATGCCCGAGCTGACGACCTTCGATCCGACAACCATCTCGCCGTACACGAGCGGCACCGGCTCGCCCTGCGCGGCGCTGTTCACCGCTCCGTTGAAGTAGTACGAGGTGCCGTTGTCGGCCGCGCCGGCGAGTCCGGCCTGCTGCGGGCTCAGCATCTGCGTGATGCCACCGAGCGCCATCGACACGCCCAGGCCGATCAGCGTCGGTTGATTGAACACAAAGCCGGCCACGGCCAGCGCCGCGCCCAGAATCGTTTGGAACAGACCGCCGCTTTTGCTGCCGATGATCACCGGCGCAATCCGGATCGCCTCGCCACCGACCGGCGCGCCGAGATCGTCCTCACTCAGGTTTCTGCGGCCGTTGAACACTGCGAACGTCAGCCCGTTGTCGCGCGCGTCCAGCAGAAACTTCCGAAAGCCCGGGATCAGGACCGACAGCGCGCGCACGGCCTCCGCGGTCGACGAAACGGCCAAACGATGAACCCGGCCGAATCGCGCGCCCGCGATCCCATAAAGCCTCACCTCACGTAGCGTTTCCGTCACTTCGCACCCCCGATGTGCCGCAGCACCGTCGTGCAGCTGTCGCGCCACATCGAGCCCCACACCGCGCGGCACGACAACCGCCCGTACATGTGATGCGCGAACATGCCGTCACCGAGATACACGCCGGAATGATTCGGCACGCCGTTTTTGCTACGGACCTGCATCAGCAGCACGTCGCCCGGTTCGAGCTGCGCGTCGCGCCCCATATCGAGAAATCCCGCGTCCTGGTAGTGCGCGATATATAGGTTCGAATACCCATCGGCCCACCACCCATCCTTGCGCTCGAAGTCAGGCAGCGCGATCCCGCGCTCGGCGAGATACCAGTCACGCACCAGCGAGTAGCAGTCGAGTACGCCGTGCACGTATTCCCGACCGTAAAGCGGCGCAACGTAGCCGCTCGGCCCGAACTCGCACCAGTTGTCGATGCCGATCGACCCGTCGGCCTGAACGCCCAGCGAGACGATCACCCACCGCGGGATGCCGGCGCGCTCACACATCGCGCGGTCCCCCATGCTCGGCTGCGCCGTCCCGTTCGGATGCGAGTGCACCATCGCGAGGATTTCGCCCATGTCCTCCGCATCCGCGTAATCCTCGGCCGCCAGCCCGAATCGCTCGGTCGGCGCCGCCGCGACATTCCGGCCAGGCACATACACGTCTCCTGCCGCGGTTCCCACGATCAACCCGCAGCACTCGCGCGGATACTCGGCGAGCGCGTGCTCCGCGATCGCCTGCTTGATTCGTTCGTCCATAAAAAAACCCGCCGAGTGGCGGGTCCATGAAGAGAGGTTGATCGACGGTCTAGGCGAGCGTGTCGCACAAAAAACCACCATGCGGCAGCGGGTTATTGATGCCGTACCGGCATTCGCAGCCGCTGACTTTCTGGCTACAGCGATCGAGCGCCGGATCGCTCACCGGCCGGTCGTTCTTGTCGAAGTACACCACGCCGGTATACCCACATTCGGGCCCGCGATAGCGCCACTGGCACGTGCCGACGATCTGGCGCGCGGGGACCTGCTGCCCGCCGAAATCGAGCGGTGACGACAGCGTGAATTCCACTTGCACACCGGGCTGCTCGTCGCTCTTCTGCTCGATTCGCCACTGCTCAGGCGGCCATTGCTCGTTCGGGTCCGCGGTCGGGTTGCCGCCGGGGAAATTCACCGCGTCGAGGTATTTCGCCAGCGTGCGCCGGCGGTACACCTTCGCGCCGACGAGATCATCGAGCGCAACGCACAGCGCGGTGATCGTGCCGTTGATGTCGCCTACCGTCAGCGTCGGCGCCGGCTGGCGAGCGTCCGATGTCCGCTCGAAGCCGGCCGCCTGGATCGGCCACGGCTTGTATTCCAGGCCCTGCCACACGATCGAGGTCGACTTCAGATGCCCGTGGAAACGCAACGCGTCTCCGCCGATCTCCGTGCAATCGACCTCGAAAAACTCAAGCCGACGGCCGGGTTCGAGTGTTTGAATATCCGCTGTGATCGTCATGAGTCGCTACGCCACAATTCCGGAAATGCTCATTCCCATAGGGTAAATCGGACCATAAAGCACGTTCTTCCGTACCGCCAAACGAACCTGATACTTCCTGCCGACAGTCAAGCTGTTATAGCTGACGTTACATGACAGTGACCCTGCAGACGAGAGACCAGCATATTGCTGCCCGTTCGGAACGCTGAACATGTTTCCCGGCCCCGACGCGACCACAGTATTTGCATCCAAATCGATAATGTCCAAATAGCAAAGAAAGTCATTCGCCGAAGCGCTCGCACTCGCGATGCGGATATAGAGCGACGCGCTTGCGACTACGCTCCTCGCCCCCGCAGTAAATGGTGCAGCCAGCCGAACCTGAAACGCATTGGACAAATCACCCTCGTCCCCGCCACTTGCACTAAACGACTGAACAGCCGATGCAGTCAACGGATCGGGTAGGTTCCCGCTATCCCACGGGACCTTTCCGGCGAACGTCGGTCGACCCGAAAGAGCCGGCTGTCCGCCCAAATATGCGATCGTCGCTTCCTGCGAGTAGAGCGACGGAGCCGAACCATATTCCAGCTTGAGGCGGCGCCACGACACCCCACCAGCAACTACCGAAGGCGGCGAGCCCTCTACTCCCAACTGAACGTAGACATAGGCCGTACTGGTAGGCGTCGTCCTAGAATCCGACTTGAATACCCAACCATAGCCATTCGTCGTAGTGATGTTCGGCGAGGTTCCGATTACCGAGCCCGATGCGGTCAGGTAGACCATTCGGAACCACACCATACCCGCCGTTACTCCACCCGCATGAATCTCACCTGACAGTGTGAGCTGCGTTCCCGGTCCGATTGCGATCTGGTTGCTACCCACGTAGGAATTCGAGTTAATGGCGGCCTTGCTCGAAAAGTAGGTTCCCTCTCCCGTGCCCCCCGTGTACGCGTCCACGAACCCGTTCGGCCCCCACCCACCAACAATCCCGAGTTCAGCTGATCCATTGAACAGCAGATTCGGACTGCTGACGCCGACGAGCTTTCCACCGGCGGCAAGGTTGCCGACGACCGACTCATTTCCCGAGCTCGCCCTGCCCCGATACAGCACCCACCAACCAGTCGACCCGTTCGTGTCCATCACGACTGTTTCGAAGGGCCGAAGTTGATCCAATCCAATGTAGTCCCCCGATCCGTCCTCTACGGCTAGCGTCACCGCCGTAGTTCCGAAGTTGCGCAGGAGAATGACCTGGTCTGCCGCACACTTCTTGGCCGACGGCAGCTTGATCGTTCCCGCATTCGCGAGATTGATCCCAACACGCCGGCCGACATGCTCATCAACCGTCAACGTGCGAGGCGCCGTAATGCTGGGCCCCGCCGACGCGAGCGCCGCCTGAGTCTTCAGGATGTCGATATTCGAGTTAAACCGCGTATTCGCCGTCCGCTGATCATCGCCTCCATCACCGCTGGGCGGTACACCGAGGTTCGCCTTTTGAAGTTCTGCCATGTCATGTCCTACGGTGCAAATGTCTGCTCAAACTGCGCCGTGATCGTGTACACCTTGCCGTTCTTCACCGGCTCGGTGTACTTCTCACACACGAATCGCCCCTGCGGCCGAAGCGGCGGCGTCCAGAAAAACGACACCGCGCCGGCGTGATCGTCGAGGAACTTGAGGATTGCCGAGATAACCTCGGCCCTCCCCACGAATCGAAGGTTGTACGACGGCACGCGGTTGTTGAGGCCGTCGACCGCGCGCTGTGTGTACCCATCGCCGAAACCGGCCTTTCGCACGCGCAGCGTCGTATCGCCACCGAACCCCTCGACGGTCGGCGACCAGATAAACGTGTCGGTCATCACCCCATCCCGTTTTTCAGTTTCCAGAGCGCGCCACCCTGACGACTCTCGACCGCGATCAACCCCTGCACCATCTGCGTGAGCTTCTTCACGAACTCGGCGCTCGCCATCATCTGCGTCGCGTTGCCCGTGCCGCCGTCGATCGTCACCGGGATATTCAGCTCGATCCCCCCGCCCTGCACGCCGAGCGCGCCCCCGCCGGCCGAGCCGCCGCCGACCAGACCACCGTTCGCAAACTTCGCGAAACCGAGATCCTGGCCGCTGTTGATCGCCTCCAGCAGCTGAAGCACGCCGGGCTTGCGTACCGCCGCGGCCTTCACCACAAATTCCTCGTTCGAGAGCCACGCCGGAATGCTGTCGCTCGTCGACGTACCTGGGCCGGTGACCTGCCCGCCGGTCGCGAGGTGGAAGCCGTACGCGTTGCCGCCACCCGCGCCGAGCATGTCGGACAGGCCGCCCGCCACACCGCCGAGCAACGACGACGAACTGAATCCGCCCGCGCTGGCCGCGCCCAGCCCCAGCGCCGAACCGAGAGCGCCGAACACCGGCGCCATCGCAGCGCGCGCGGCGAAGCGCGCCAGGTCCGCGATCATGCTGTTGACCAGCCCGCGAAAATCCAGCTTGCCGGTCGACACGAACGAGGTGAGCGCATCCTCCATGCTGCGGAACGAACTCGTAAATGCTTCCTCCGCGCGACCTGCCGCGTTCTCCGCAGATTCCTGATACAGCGCCACCGCACGGCTCGCGCCGACGCGCCAGTCGCGCTGCACGGCGAGCCGCTGCTCGACATACCCGCGTTCACGCTCGACCTGCTCGGCCTCGGCCCGGTTGATGCGATCGATCTCGGCCAGATACTCCGGCGAGCCGAGCGTGCCGTCCTTCCGCGCGCCCTTCGTGAAATCGTCGCGCCGGCGCCGGAATTCGTCCCCGACGCGGCTCGTCGCCTGGTTGAGCTCGCGCGCGTTGTCGCCCATCGGCATCGCGGCCAGCTCGCGCGCGACTTCGCGCTGCCGTTCGGACGCATAGTCCGCCAGCTCCGCGTCGATTTGCGCGCTGCGCTCCTTCAGCTTGTTGATCGCTTCGTGATAGCGGACCTCTTTCTCCAGCTGCACCGCGCGGTCGTATGCCGCGCGAATTGCAGCCTGATCACGAATCAAGCTCTTGTCGCCGTCGGTCAGCTTCGTGCGCTTCGCGGCCAGATCGGTCAGCTTCTGGTCGAACCCGATCCGATCTTTCTCCGACTGCGTAAGCTTGTCGGTTGCGACCACCTCGACGCGCAGCTGCGCAATACGCTGCGCAATGTTGTCGAGCATGCGCTGGCTTTCCGGCTCGGCGCGCGCCCCGCCGGCCCTGCTCTTGTGCGCGAGCCCCGGCGCGTTGACGCCAATGCGCGCGACCTGGCCGGCCGATTCCGACACCGTGTCGTCGAACGCCTTTTTGCCGCGCGCCGCGGCGGCAGCGAGCGCCGCGTCAGCGTTGAACCCGAATTTCTCGAATTTCTTGCTGACGAGATCCGCCTGAAACTCGGCCAGCGCCGCGGCGACGACCATCTGCTGATTCATCAGCGCGAGCTCGCGCGTCAGATTGTCGATGTTCCGCCGCGCGCCGGCCTCGGCCTTCGCGTCTTTGTCCTGGATCGCTTTTTCGAGCGATTTGTACGCGTCCGCGCGACCGGCGATCAAGCCGGCCTGCCGTGCCTCCGCAGTGTTCGCGCCCTTCGTTTTCGCTTCATACTCGGCGCGTTGCTGCGCGGTCATGCCGATGACGTCGGAGGCCTCTTTCAGCTTCTCGACGTACTTGTTCCAGGCCTCGGCCGCCATGCCGCCCGCGAAGAAATTGTTCTCTTCGGTGAGCAGTCGAATGCCGTCGGCCGCACCGCGCGCGGCAGCATCCATCGCGGCCAGCGTGCGCGTGCCCTTGTCCGCCGCGGCGCCGGCCGTGTCGATCGCCGACGCGGCTTGCACCAGCTCGGCGCGAAGCTCGTCACCGCCCTTCGTCGCGTCGACAAATACGCCGACCAGCGACGCAAGTTCGCGTGACTTCTCGTCGACGCCGAGGTTCTCGGTCTTGATCCGGTTCAGCCCTTCAATGAACCGATCGAGTGCGACCTGATTCTCGTCCGTGATGATCGGCGCGCTGTCGCCAATGCCCGGCACGATGACGCTCTGCGACGCGCGCGCCGCGAGGCCCGCGTACGCGTCCGCTACATCGCTGCGCGCCGCGGTCTGTGCCTGCTTCGCGCGATTGCGCTCGACCTCCTGCAGCAACGGCGACAGCTGCCGATATTTCTCGATGATCTGGTCGAGCGGCGCCTGCATGTCGATGAGGCTCGACGTGGCGCTGCTCGCGTGATCGCGGAAGACCAGCCAGTTCACCGCGGCGCCAAGCGCGACCGTGCCAACTGTCGCAACAATGCCGGGCAGGCCGCCCATCACCGACAGCAGGCCGGACCCTACCGTCCGCATCAACGAACCCGCGCGCGCGGCAGCCGTCTGCGCCACCGCGGCGCGCTCGGTCGCCGCGGCCAGGCCCGCAGTCGCGGCCGTCGCCCCGCGCTCGGCCCGTTCGCGGGCCTGCGTCGCCGCCGCCACTTCGCGCTCGGCTACCGCGAGCCCCTTCTCGGTTTCGGCCAGCGCCACCGCATACCGCGTCTGGTCGACCGTACCCTTGGCCGCCGCAGCCTCCAGCGCCACACGGCGCTGCTGCGCCAGCGCGAGGGACGCCTCGGCCCGTTCCAGCTCGCCCTGCGCCGCCGCCGTCTCGCGAGCGATCACCGCCGCGTACGGCGTGCCGGCGATCCGCGTGCCGATTTCCTGGCTGTTCGCCAGATTCGACCGCGCCGTCGCGACCTGCGCCACCGCGCTCGCCTCGATCGCGCGCGCCTCGGCCAGCTTCGCCTGCGTGTACTGGATCGACCCGGCCGTCAGCGCCGACTGCATCGCGAGGCTTTCGCGCATCGCGCGCATACCGGCCAGTTCGGCCGCCGCGGCAACTTCTGCCGCCTGTGCGTTCTGCAGCTTCGCCGCGGCCGCGTCACGGTCGCTCTGCGCCTTCGTGATCGTGACGAGCGCTGCCGCGTTTTCCGCCTGCGCCTTCGCGATCAGCGCCTGCCGCTCGGCGTTCCACGCGATTGCCGACTTGCTGACGGCCACCGTGGTCTGGGCAAAATACACGCCGAGCCGGCCGGCAGCCAGCGACGCACTGATCGCGACGATCTCGTCGAGGTGATCGGCAACGTAGACCACGCTCTGCGCCAGCTTCGCGCTCGCGCCGGTCGCCTCGTTCGCGTGCCCGACGTACGCGATGATTTCCGTTTGCAGGCGCGTCATCGCCTGCCCGACCGTCATATCGACCTTGCCGAATAGCGCGTCCGTGCTCGACCCGGCGTTTTTCAGCGCGTCGATCAGGTTTTCGACGGTCAGCTTGCCGTCCTCGGCCAAGGCCTTCAGCTCGGACGTGCCTTTACCCATCCCGCGCGCGATCGCATCGGCAACGCCCGGCAGTTCCTCGAGCACGCTCTTCAGATCCTGCCCGCGCAGCTGACCGGACGCGAACGCCTGACCCAGCTGCACGATACCGAGGCGCGCCGTGTCGGCCGACACGCCCGACAGCGCAACCGCCTTGCTGATCGTCTCGACCAGCGGGCCGACCTGCTTAATCGACAGGCCGAGGTGCGACGTGTTGTTCGCGATCCGCTGATACAGCTCGGCCGTCGCGTCGAGCGGCTGCCGCGTCGACTGCGCGATCCGAAGCACATCGTTCTGCGCGACGGCGAAATCAATCTGATCCCGCGTGACGATCTTGAGCCGGTTACTCAGGTTCGTCCATTCGTCGGCATACTCGATCAGTTGGTGCACGCCGAACGCTGCAGTAGCAGCCTGCGCATATGCCGTGAGCGAGCCGCGCGCGGCCTCGATTGCGCGAACCGTCACCTGCACGCTCGACGCGTTGGACGCGAACGCCGCGTCAGCGGCACGGCCCCCATCCCGGACCGCATTGAAATAGCCGCTGGCCGTCGACCCAAGCTGCTGCATGCGTCGATCGTACTGGGTCGTATTCGCGGTAACGCTGACGATCAGCTCGCGGAGACTCGTTCCCATATTCCCTATCCGCCTACTTTACCAATCTCATTAGGCCTGCGAAGAATGGATCGTCGGCGACCTCCTGAACCTCTGCCGATTCACCCGACCAGTTCGGCATCATGTCGGACACCTTGACCTTCGCACCCTGCGCCTGGAACACCGCCGACGCGACCATTGCGGCGTGAAGGTCGTAACGATCATCGGCAATCGGCGACTCGGCATCGAACGCCTGCCACAACGCAAACTCCGCGGTCGACATGTCCGCGCGCAGCTCGGCGAGCGTCCTGCCGAGCCGCAGCGCCAACGTCAATTCGAGTCGGAGATCGGGGTTTCGGCGGAGGCTTTTTTTGCATCGTCCTCCGCGTCGGCCTTCATGTTGCCGAGCTCGAGCGCCTTGCTGACGATTCGATCGTGCGCGGCGCCGAATGCCGACGCGACCTCCTGCGCGTCGCCATCCTCGAATTCGCGACGCCAGCCGGCCGACGTTTCCACGTACAGGACACGAACGAACAGGCGCGCGTAAGCCAGCTTGTGCTCTTCCGCGGTGACGCGCGCATACTTCTCGCGAGCCGTTGCTTCGTCGTCGCCCGGCTCGACGCCGGCTGCGAGGCGCAGCGGTTCGAGCCAGAACGCTCGGTCCTCGAGCAACGGCTCGCGAACGGCGACCGTTACGCCGCCCCATTCCGGCATCGCAAGCATCTCGTGGCGCCAGCCGGCCAGCGGATTGAGAATCGCGGCACGCAGCGCACTGGCGGCCGTCGGAGTTTTCGTCATCACTTTTTCCTTACGTTTTCAGGTCGATTAACCCGCCGGCGCGGCCGGCGGCGGCACTTCCTTCGGCGAGCCGCTGACACGGACGCTGTAGGTCGACGTCACGATGCCGTCGACGCCTGCCGACCAGGTGTACTGACGCACCATGCCGACGAACAGGAATTGCGACTTGTCGCGGAAAGTGACGCGGAACACGTACTTGTCGCCAGTGCCGCGCGCGCCGCGGAGAATCAGCTGGCCGGCGTCATCCGACGAATAGTTGCCGTCGACGGAGAATTCGCCAGGATCGGGCAGGCCGAGCTCGGACTCCTTTTCGTCGCTGGCGAGCGTCGTCGCATCGATTTCCGACGATTGCCCGCCTTGCCAGTTGATCGTCTTGCTCGTCGTGTTGAGATCGACGAAAACGAGCGCGTCGTCGTCGAGGTTCGACGACGACGTTTTCGAGATCTCGACCTTCGTACCTTGCGCCTTGATGCGCTTGCTCTTCTCGGCCATAAGCCCCTCACAAAAAAGAAAGGCCCGCTCGAGGCGGGCCATACACACAGCGGATTCCGTCAGAATTCAACGGATAATTCGAGGCTCACCCGAAAATCACCGGAATCGCTCGAAAAGTCGTCGGGCAGGTCGTTCACCCCGCCGACGGAAAACTGCTCGGCCGCGTACGCGCGATCGATCACCTTGTCGGCCAGCGCGTCGGCGTCCGTGTACGTGCTGGCGTAAACGTCGATCTGGAACACGCCCGATTTACCACCGGTCGCACCGCCAATCGCCATGTCGCGCGCACCGCTGACGCGCGATACCACGTAGTACGGCGATTTCGCTGCTGCCGCGGCGCCGACATAGCCCTTCGCCGCTCCTACCGTGCCGATTGCGTTGCGGATAACGAGGGCACTCACCGGCCACCCCCGATCACCATGTCGATCGCACGCGCGATCTCGGTACGAATCGCGCCCTCTGCCTGGCCGATCGACGCGTCGAACGCCGGTCGTGCGAACGGCTGCGCCCGCATATGCTGCGTGCCGAGCTCGACGAAGCGCCAGTAAAACGCGTTGCTGGGCGAATCGCCCTTGCCCTTCGTCCGCACACGTACACCCGCCGTCGCAATGCCGGGCGCGTCCTTCTGACGAAGCGCGGCCGAGACGATATTTCGCCGCAACTTCCCGGATTTCTTCGGCGCGCGCGCGCGAGCCTCGTCCCGGATCACTTTCGCGCCGGCCAGCGTCGCGCGCCGCAACGCCTTGGTCGACTGCGCTTTCGCGAGCTTCTCGAAATCGGCACGCAGGTCGCCCAGACCCAGAATCTGCACGCTAGACATATTTCTCCCCCACCTTTACCGACAGGTCCATATACCCGCGCTTGCGCGACGGCAGAACCGCCGTAATATCGTAGAGCCTGCCGTCGTAGCGCACACGCATCTGCTCGTCGATACCGGCCCGGTAGCGAATGCGCATGCTGGCCACCGCGGCCCCCCGGACAGCACCCGAAACGACATGCTCTTTGCCGCTGATAAACAGCACGTCGGCCCAGGGCCGCGAATGCTCGACCCACGCATCCGGTAATGGCTCGTCGTTCTCGTTTACTGCACCGCTCCGGCGCTCGATTACGATTCGCTCGTTACGTTTTCCCGCACGCATACGGCCTCACTAAATACTGATGATCGCGTGACGCGCGATCAGTCGGTTCGTGAAATCCTCGCTCAGCGAACTGACCGTGCCATCGAGCTCCGATTCACGGTGCGCGGAGAGCGTGCCGAGCTGCAGCAGCATCCATGCGACGAGCGATTCGGGCACGGTGTCCGGTGTTTCGAACGCGCCGCAACGAAACCGCACCTGGACATCCTCGCCGTACGGGAACGATTTTCGGGACACGAGATACGCCCGATCCATCACGCGGTACGCTGCCGGCGGCAAGGTCTGCCGCACGCCGGCCTCGTCCGTATACGACACGTCGGTGATCTCGATCACGTCGTTCCACAGGAGAATCCGATCGGACGGAAACGAATCAACCCGTACCCGACACTCCTGCGGCAGCAACGGGCGGGACAGCGCCGCCTCGAGCGCCTCGCGCGCCGCGACGATGTTCCCCTTCAACAGAGCATCCTCGTCGTCGCCGTCAATTCGACAGTGCTCGCGCGCCAGGTCGAGCGTGATTGCTTCCTCGGCGGGCCGCGTCATGACGTCGACGCGGCCCGCCGCGACGCGCAGCGGATATGCCAACTGGTCGGCCATGTGTTCCTCACGTCGAATGTGCGGCCGCCACAACGTGGCGGCCCCGTTCATCAGCCCTGCGGCGCCGCGGCCTGGCCCATCTGCAGCGCCTTCACCGCACCACCGATGTCGATCAGGTTGCCGCCCTGGCGATTGAAGCCGACGAACCCGACCTGACCCTTCAGCGTGTATCGCGAATCCGTCATGCGGAACATCGTGAGATCCATCACTTCGCGCACGATGTATTCGGAGTGGTCGCCGAACGTCAGGGGCTTGGCACCCGCCTCGGGCACGTCGTATTCCTGCACGATCGTGACCGGCCGGCCGAGCAGACGATCCGGCGCACCGCCCGGATTACCCTGCTCGTAGCCCGGCACGAAGATCGGTCGCTTCTGCTCGTCCTTGATCTTGCGAACGGCCTTCAGCATCTGATCGTGCATCGCATACCCACAATTCGGACGCACGCGGTATGCCGGATCGACGCTGTGCTCAAGGTCGATCAGGTCGTCGTAGGTGATCAGGTTCGGCGACGCCACGGTAACGCCCGTGCCGACCGCCGTCAGCAGCCCGACCGGCTGCTTGTTACCGGTGCCCTTCGCGAAATGCCGCGCGGTGATCCGGCCGACGCGCGTCGACAGCAGACGGATGATGTAGCTTTCGAGGTCGAACATGCTGTCCTGCAGCAGCTCCATCGACAGCGCGATCGACTTCGACGAGTAGCGGAACGCATCGAGCGACTTCGCAACGAATTTCGTATCGCTGTCGCTGGTCTCCCCGTTTTCGTCGACGATCTCGCCTTCCTCCGTCGTCGCATCCGTTCCCGGAAACGTCATCGACGCGCCGGTCCCGGTCGACAGCACGGTAGCGATCTGGCGAAGGCCGCCGAATGCCTTAAGCGCCTCGGACAACCGGCGGTAGAATTCCGGCGCGACGGTATAGCCGCCGGCCGCCGGGTCGCCTGTCGACATGGCGTTCTGGATTTCCGGCGTCTGCCGTGCGAGCATGCGCGCGCGATCTTCATCCGTCAGAGCCAGCACGCCGCGGCGGAGGAACGTGCGAATCGCATTCGATTCACCTTCGTGCGCGCCGGGCGTCTTCACGTGTGCGTTGATCAGCCCCTCGGGATTGCCGGCGAGCGCGTCTTCGGCGAGCCGGTTCATCAGTCCTTCGTGCCGCTTGATTTCCGCGCTCACGCGATCGATCTCGGCCAGACCTTCGTCATACGCCTTTTGCTGCTCGGCGCCCCACTTGTCGCCCGGGGTGTTTTCGAGCAGCGCGTTCAGATTTTTCGCGAGTGCGTCGCGACGCTCCCGCAGTGCTTGAATTGCAATAGCCATACAGTCTCCATCGACAGAAAAAGAAAGGGCCACCCGAAGGCAGCCCCTTGAATCGACGCGGGAACGCGTCACGAACGTTGTGCAAGCTCCAGCCGGCGCCGCATTGCATCCATATCCGGCGCCGCGGCTGACGTCTGCGGAGCCGGCGTCGGCTCGACAGGCTTCGAATCCGGCGCCGGCGGCGATTCCGGCGGAGCGAACGCGACCGGCCTGCGCGGCGACGACTGCGCATGCGCCGCGCTCGGCGCGCGGTCATACGCCGAGAGATTCCACGCGGATGCCTGTGCATCCGCGCCAGCGCCCGCGAGCCGATCAGCAAAGCCGCGTTGCACGGCTTCGTCGGATGACATCCACGTTTCGGCCGCCATCCAAGCGGAAATATCGTCCTCACTTTGCCCCGTCTCCTTCGCGTAGGTTCGCACCAGCGACGCGTCGACAGCGTCGAGCAGCTTCGCCGATTCGCGCAGATCGTCCGCATTTCCCATCGCGAACGTCCACGCGTTATGGATCATCACGAACGCGCCGTCCGTGATCTCGACTTCGTCGGCCGCAAGCATCACGAAACTGGCCGCGCTCGCGGCAACACCGTCGACGTGCGCAATCACACGCGCGGAGTGCCCGCGAATCGCCGTTTCCATCGCGCGAGCGGCAAACACGTCGCCGCCCGGGCTGTTGATCCGAAGGTGGATCGTATCGGCCGTGATTCCGGCAAGCGCCTGCACGAACGACTGCGCGGAAACACCGCCCCACCAGTCATCGGTCACGATCACGTCGTAAAGGTAGACGGTCGCAACCGTGCCGTCGTCGCTCGCCTTAACGCTGAAAGCTCGCGGCGCGGCGCGGTTGTCATTCAGCAGCTGGAGGATTCGGTTTCGTCGCATCTTTGGTCCCTGAATTGAGAGTGTTGCCATCCGCCTCCGGCGGCATGTTGAAGCGGCGCCGCACGTCGTTTTGCGTCATCCAGCCCGGCTCGCCTGCGCGGCCTAGCGCGATGCGGAATGCCTCAAACCGCGATTTCATGTCGCCGAGATCGAGCGCGTCGGCGTCATGCTGAATTGAACGCTTCGGCTTTCGAACCACCTTCCGACCGACCTCCTGCGCGATCTTCGTTAGGTGTCTGCCAAGCGTGTACTTCACGAAGTGCTTAGCAAGCTGCTCGGCAGTCGTGCCGATCGTCGTACCCTTGTCACTGCGGCCGACCATGTGCGGCATGACTCCGAACACGGAGCACACGTCGTCATCGGTCAGCTTGCGGTTTTCGATCAACTTCACATCTGCCGCCGACATCGAAATCTGCTTGATGTCCATCCCACCGCCGAGCACAACAGGCGCAGAACTGTTATGCAACCCGCTGTATCGCTGTATCCACTGCTTGCGCAGCAACGCGACCTGATCCTCGGTCAACTTACTATCCGACCTGATCACCAGATCGGGCCGCAGGTTGTCCGACAGCATCGTGTCGACCAGCTGACCGGCCGACGACGCGACGTTGACCGGCATTCGAAGTACGCTGCGGATCTGAGAGAGCCCCCGTCGACCATCGAAGCCGGGGCCGGGAACGTGGATCATGTCGTCTTGGTCGACCGTCATCACGACGTTAGTGGCCGGATCGAGATACGTGTATACGAGGCGACCGTCGACGAGGTCGACCCATACCGAAAGCGGATGTAGCGGCTCGACCGACTCGATTCGCGGCGACCACCGCGAAACACGGTGGATGCGCGAAAACAGGTCGCCATGCAGGAGCAGGCCCGTCATGCCGAATTCCCATCCAACCGCAGCCGGCCACCGCGGATGCAGCTCTTCGTTGAGCAGCTCCCAATATTCCGATTCCACCGGCAGCACGCCGTTCGGGCCACGCTCGTACTCGACCAACGGTGTCGAAGCGACCGCACCGCCGATCAGCGCCACACAGGAATAGACGGTCGCGACGCTCATCGCACCTCGCTCGCTCACCGCCCGTCCGGGCGTCTGCAAGCCCGTCATCCAGTCGTACGCATCCGTGCCCGGGACGATCTGACTCGTCGACACCGCGGCAGCGTTCACCTTTGCCGCTTGGCGCTCGGCGTTCCATTGGTTCAAAATTCGCGAGCCGCTCGCGTTCGCGCGCGGCGCACCGGTCGTTGCGTTCGTCATAGGATGTAGATTTCCGGGTCCGCTTCAGGCTGATACGTAACCGCGCGTGTGGTCGCCATACAGGCCGCGACGATCGGATCGATGCGCCCGTTCGGCCGAGACTTCTTCTTGTCCGGCCGGATGTTGTCGTTCGAATCAAGCATCAGCGTCACGTTGCTCGCGCACCAACGCATTACCGGATTTCCCCCGTGTCGCATGCTGCCGCCATACACCAGGCGCTCGAGTTGCTTCGCCCCAGGCGACAGACCCGACATGTTCTGCTGCACTTGAACCATCGGGATATCGGCTTCAAGCAGTTCGTTCACGATCTGTGTTGCGTTCCATGGATCGAACGCAATGTCCTGCACGTCGAATTTCTTGCATGCGCCGATGATCGTGTCGCGAATGATCGAATAGTCGGTCACCGCACCAGGCGTAACCGTCAACCACCCGAGCTCGGCCCACTTTTTATACGGCGCAGCATCGCTGCCCTCCTGCGTATCGACCTTCGCCTTTGGCGCAAAAATATGCGCGACCACATACCACTCGCCGTCCGGGCCGAGCTCTTCGACAATATCTCCGTCATCGTCGTACGGTGGAAAAACGAGCACGAATGCGCTCAAATCCTGCGTGCTGGCAAGGTCAAGCCCACCGAAGCACCGCCGACCGACGAGGACCGCCGGATCGAACGGCGCGCCGCAGCGGTCCCATACCTGCATGTCGAACCAGCTCAACGCACCATTGACCCAGACATTCAGGTCTTTGGTGAGAAAGTTCGCCTTAGCGCTCGGCAGCTCGGCCGCCTTCGCAGCCTGCGCACGCATGTACTCGACCGTCTTCGCACTGCCGAGGCTCGGGTTCGCCTTGATCCAAACAGCCGGATCGAACGGATCGTCGCCATCGTCGAGCGTGTAGATGTAGCCGAAGAAGCTGTCGTCTAGCTTGTCGCCACGCAGGATCATGACGAGATAGCCGCGAATTTCCGTGCAGATTCCGTCGAGGATGTAGCCGGACGTGGTGATGGCCGAGATCAACGGCTGAAGCCGCGCACCGAGCGCCGACTCCATCACGTCCCACACCTCCCGCGTTTTGTGCGCGTGCAGTTCGTCGACCATACAGACCGACGGGTTCAAGCCATCGAGTGATTCCGCATTCGCGGGCAGCGGCTTGAACACGCTGCTGCCGAACACGATCCGCTCTTGGTTCGTTCCGTCGTACACCTTGATCGAACGCGCCAGCCGTTTCGATCGCCGGCACCGGCGCCGGTAGTTGTCGAGCGCCGGCTTGAACACGCTCATCGCCTGCTCGCGCGTCGTTGCGATCGTGTACACCTCCGCGCCCTGCTCGCCGTCCATCAGAAACAGATAGTCCGCCTGGCCGGCTTTCCACGTCGACTTGCCGTTCTTGCGCGCTACCTCCTCGTATCCCGTGCGAAACCGGCGCAGCCCGGTATCGACGCGACGCCATCCGTACATGACTGCGGTCCAGAACCGCTGCCACGGATCGAGCACGAGAGTCCGACCAGCCAGCGCACCCTTGATGTGCAGGAACTGCGTCTCGATCCAGTCAATGATGTGCGCGGCATGGGGCGCACTGAATACGATGCCACGCGCAGGGCCGTTAATCAGATCGTCGTAATGCCGCTTTACCGCGAGAAACGCGAACTCGCCGACAACAATCTCGCCGCGCAGCACCGGGAGGCCATAGTCGACGTCCCACCGATGCCGAACGGCCGGCGTCAGGCGGGCAAGCTCGTCGGCCTCGAGCGCGCGTGATCGAGCAACTGGTCGAACAGATCGTCCTGCGGATTCGGATCTTCCATCTTCGATTTCGCGATCAGCATCGACGGCGTCGTCAGGCAGGCTTCCGGCAGGCACTTGAGCAACCCCTCTTTCAGCGATTTCGCCGCGTAGTAGAGTTGATGCGGCTGCGTATGACCGTTCGGCGTCTGCACCATGAACGATCCGTGATTGATCTTCTCGAAGTCGCGCAGCTGCAGCTCAACCTTCACCCAGCGAACGAAGTCGATGCACACAATCGACAGCGCGACACCGGCAGTGCGGTGCGGCACACCCTCCGCGCGCAGCGCCAAGCACAGGTAGTCCCACACCTTACGGTGCGCGGACTCGAAATGCACCCCGGGCGGCGGCGGCGGCGATTCGATCGCCTTTCCAACGCCGCCGCCCGACGCGCGCGAATCGTCGGCACCGCCGACGTCGGCAAACGGTTGATTCGGACTCATGTGAGGCTTCCCGTGAACGAGCCGACGAAAAACTCGTCTCGCGTTGCGCGATCGGCTCTATGGGGCGGCTTTCTTAACCCCCCCCTCTTCAAAAAGTGGTCCGCGAAAAAATGCGGCTGAACGTTCGGTCCCGAGCAGGGGGCCGAAAAAATAAAACCACCCCCCCTCGGTTCGAGGGCGGCGGCCTACGTCGGGTCACCGGCGACCGCGCCCGCGCGCTGCCTCGGTCGACGTCTTGGCGTCGTGACACGGTTTGCAGATCGACTGCAAATTGGTCAGCTCGTCGGTTCCGCCTTCGGCCTTCGATACGATGTGGTCGACAGCGACCGCGCGAGCGATCCGACCATTCTTCCGGCATGGCACACACAGCCCGTGGTCGCGCGCGAGCACCTCGCGCCGCAACTTCGTCCAGGCTGTTCCGTATCCGCGGGCATGCCGCGATCCGCGCAGGCGATCCGATTGCCAACCGACCGCCTCGCCCGCATGCTCGGTGCAGTAGCCCGGCGTCGCGACCAGTCGGCCGCATCCGTAATGCCGGCACTGCGTCGGCGCTTTCTTCGGCATCAAGAGCTCCAATGCAAAAAGCCCCGACGCTTTCGCGCGCGGGGCTCAAAGAGGTGGAGCGGTGCGACTCGAACGCACAACCGCGGCAGCTGCCGCGCGGCCGTACCAACCGATCCGAGGATCGGTCGCCAAGCAAGCGCCTGCGCTCGCATTCGGCTTTAGCCTACGCCCCGAAACAGGATAACAAAAAAGCCCCGACGCTTTCGCAGTCGAGGCTTTGGTTTCTTCCGGGCGAGCGGCAACCCGGAACAGGCCGCGCGCACTCGGTAAGACTTCACCGGAATCAAATTGTGAGAGGGAGTGTAGATCAGCTATTTCGATTCCGCAAGAGGCCTCCTAGATAAATGCTCAATGACCGAACTCATCGAGACGTACTCGCGCTTTGGCTCACGCAGGCGTTCTTCGAGCGAACGCTTCGCGTGCACGAGCTGCAGATCGAAGATCGACGTCGGGCGCACCTTCAATCCGAGTCGTCGACAGATCAGGAACGGCGGCTTACGCCATACGTAGTGCATCTGCAGCAGTTGCCGATCTAGCGGCATGATCTTCCGCATCGCGGCTTCAACCCGATTTGCGTCTGCCAGATCGAGCGTTGAGTCGATCGCAATACCCGGAATGGATTTGAAATAGATGCTCGCCGTCAACCCATCATTGCCGCCAGGGCCGCCGCGTTGCGCGTTCGCCCAATTTTCCAATCGTTGATCGATCGTCATGGTTCTTCCCCGTTAATCCTCGTAATGGCCGATGTGCTGTCGGCAATAGCCGCGCTGCGACGAGCCGGCACCAATGAGAGTTGTTGCTGGATTCGTGCATCGGCAACCGGCCTCGACGTGCGCGCACTGACGATCGCCAGCACCGGAAGAGGCGTGACTCGCGACAGCGGCCGGCGCCGGCGCAGCAGCCTTCGATTCGATCGCCGCGTTGCGTCTGCGCCGCAATTCCTCCCAGTTCTTTCGCAGGCGTGCCGGCGACGTGATGACCCGCTTCCAAAATTTGTCGCGCAGCGCATAGCCGACGAGCCTCGCCATCGCATCGACCGATCGGCCGTCGTCGCGAATCATCTCCGCGACGTCGGCCGCCCACTCGTCGAGATTCGGCACAGGAAACCCGGGATCGTCAGCACGCAGCCTGTCGAGCATCCACCGAGCGAACGAATAATCTCCGTCACAGGGTTTTTCTCTCTGATCGCCGCTGCCTGTGCTAACCACCGTGGTTTGATAGAGAGAGGGTTTACTCGTATTTCTGTTTACTGGGTAGTTAGTTGGAACGTGGTGCCAGGAACTTCCTACCGGATCGGTGGATTCCGGCCCCTGAACGCCTTCACTGGCACCACATTCCTGCGCCGCAGCGGAGTTACTGGCACCACGTGCCAGTGATTCGCCGGAGTTACTGGCACGTGGTGCCGATTTGCCTACTTTTTGTGTAGTCTCGGCACCACGTTTCGGGCCTGCGACCGCCAGTTCATCCTCGGCTGCAGCAAGATCGAGATCGATCGCGTCACGCTGTTGGAGCGCAACATCTTCCGGGATTGAAAGCCGATAGTGCGCATGCGCCCACTTCCGATCCGGCTGGCGCGAACGCCAACTAGTCAGCCATCCGAACTCTGCAGCGATGCCGAGATGCTTCGTCACCGCGCGAATCGACAGCGTCGCTTTCTCCGCGATGGTTTCGAGTGACGGCCAGCAAGTGCCATCCATCCCATTCGAATATTCCGCCACGACGAACAGCACGAGTTTCGTCGTCGACGGCAGCGCGCTGGACATCATCGCGCGGCGCCAGGAGTAAAAAGGGGAAACGGTTTTCATACAGGTCAGTAACTTGATGTCGGCTCGGCAAAATTCTCGAACCGAGTCGTTGCGTTCTGGAATGCGAGCCGCACGGTGCCGATCGGCCCGTTTCGCTGCTTCGCAATGATGATTTCTGCCGTGCCGCGATCCGCGCTGTCGGGGTTGTAGACCTCATCCCGGTAAATGAAGAGGATCACGTCGGCGTCTTGCTCGATCGCGCCGGATTCCCGCAGATCGGACATGACGGGTCGTTTATTCGGACGGTTTTCGAGACCGCGATTAAGCTGCGACAAGGCGATGATCGGCACATCGAGCTCTTTCGCGATCTGCTTCAGCGCACGCGATATTTCCGCGACCTCGGTAGCGCGCATTTCGGATCCACCGCCGTCGCCCGACATCAGCTGCAGGTAGTCGACGACAATCAGCCCGAGCCTGCCGCATTCGCGATACAAGCGCCGCAACTCGGACTTGAATTTCGACGGGGTGATGGCGGAACTATCGAGAATATGCACGGGCGCGTCGGCCATAAGCTCGACGCCGCGCGTCAGGCGCGGCCAGTCGTCATCCTCGAGGCGACCGGTTCGCAGCCTGTTTTGGCTGATACGGGACGTCGACGCCAGCATGCGCATGGTCAACTGTTCGGTCGGCATTTCCAGCGACAAGACGCCGACGGGCAATCGCGACACGATGGCGACGTGCTCGGCGATATTCATGGCTAGCGAAGTTTTTCCCATCGACGGCCGTCCGCCGACGATTATCAATTCGCCGCCGTGCATACCGTCGAGTCGCGCATCTAAGTCGACAAACCCGGTCGGCGTTCCGGTGATTCCGCCGCGGTCCTCGCGATGGAACAGTTCGTCGATGCGCTCAACCACACGCGTCAACGCTGGCTGCATTGGCTGGAAACTGTCTGCCGCGCGCTGGCCGCGATCGGACAGCCGCAGAAAAGCGGCCTGCGCCGAATCGATAATCTCGGTCGCTTCGCGCCCGTTCGTGTTGTGACATTGATCGATCACGGCGCGGGCAGCACGCACCGCGCCGCGCAGCTGCGAACGCGACCGAACGATGTCCGCATATCGACTCAGGTTCGCCGAGCTCGGCGTCGAATTGACGAGATCGTTGAGGTATCGGAGTGGTTCCGAAACCTTCGCATGGGTTGCGCGCAGCTGCTCGAAAACGGTCAGCACGTCAGCCGGGCGCGAGCTGACGATCAGATGTTGAATTGCAGTGAAGATCGCGCGATGATCGCCGACCGTGAAGTCGTCTGCGGACAGTTCCGCGGCGATCAGGTCGTATGCGCCGTTGTCAAGCATGAGCGCGCCTAGCACCGCCTGCTCGGATTCTACGGACGCAATTACCCCGCGCGCCTCAGCCTCATGGCTGGCGCCCATTGTTTCCCCAAAAGCTTCGGAAGCGCGTTAGCGCGGATTGACGACCAAGGCGCGTGCAGTACACACGGCGACCTCGATTTGACGCTGGCTTTCGCGCGCGGCGCGCTCGATCGCCTCCACCTCATGCCGCTCGATCACGCCGTCTTCAACGGCCCTGTGAATTTCCTCGGCAAACCGGCCGGCGTAGCTGCTGACCACCAGTGCGGCCGACACAAGCGCCGATATGTCCGTGCTGCTTTCGCGCTCGATCGGCGCGCCGGCGACCAGGCCGAATCGCGCATTGAGTGCATGCAGCGCGTCGAGCGCGTGGGGCTGATTTTTTTCCTGCATCCACTCGATCAACATTTCGAACATCTCGCCCGTGATGCGCGCACCTTCGACTTCACGCAACTTGAGCCGCAAAGATTCCCCGGTGATGTGAATCCCGCGTCGCTCGCTCAAATAGCGAGCGGCGTCGCCGACCTTCCCCGGAGTTTTCGAGACCGATTTGTAAAGCACGTCGGTCCATTCGGAATCGCTGTAATGGTGAGCCATTTTTACCCTTGAATTTCACCGTTTTTCATGCTGTTAACCAAACTCCGGATCGAATAACATTCGTTCACTCGATCAACGGAGCCGGATTTATGGATACAAACCACCCCTACGATTTCCGCTGCAATTTCTGCGGGTTCGTGCGCAAAGAGACCATTGAGCGTGCGCTCAACGGCCGCTTAGATCCGCCAGTCTGGTGCCCGGAATGTCGTCGGACGATGGAGCTCGATTACGACGATCTCGAAAAGCAAGCAAAGAAGGCGGGATTGATACCGATCGACGACGGGGAATGACGCGCCCATCCGGGCCGACAACTAAGTCGGGTTCGGCGCCGGCGCGGATTAGTCGACGCATATACGCCTCCTGAAGCCAATCGACCCATCGAAAGTTGTGTCGATACGCGAGTCGCGCAATCGGGCTGCGATGATCGATCAGCAAGCGTCGGAGAAGGGGCCAGCGTGAGCGGGGACGCGTCATGCAGTCTCCTTTTGCCGAGCGAGTTCCGGCCAGATGTCGTGCCAGTCGTTGGGGCGGAGATCGCGGCGAGTTACCTCGCCTGCAGTAACGCGCTCAATGGCGACGCAGCTTTTGATCGGTACAGGTCGCGCACCGGTGCGCCACTGACTCACCACCGACGGCGCAGTGCCAAGACGGCGGGCGAAGTCGGCGGCGGACGGCGCGTCCGCACTCGAGAGGTATGTAGTCAGTTCCATGACGCGAACGATAGCGTAACGCTACCGTCAGGTCAATCGCGTTTCGCGAATTCCCGTCGACATCAATATCGGATGCAATACGAGAATGAAAACGTGCCACGAAATCAGGCGGGAACAACTTCGCGCCCTAATTGAAGAGCTCGGCAGCGTCGGCCGCCTATCAGAACTGATAGGCAAAACGGACACTCAGATACGCCAGTGGGTCAATGCGTCGAAAGACTCGCGCACTGGAAAGCCTCGCGGGATATCGGACGACATTGCCCGCCACATCGAGGAAAAGACCGGAAAGGAAATCGGCTGGCTCGACAACGATCCGGAGATCATTGCTGGCTGGAGCCGACTTTCCGACATGCAGCGCGCCCAGGTGATTGGCTTCGTCAATGGCCTGCTCGTCCAGAGCACGGCCGCCCGCCACTCAACGCCATTTATTGAAGAAGGTGACACGCCGGGAAAGGCTGGCGCCTCCTCGCGCACCCGCAAAGCAAGCTAATCCGGCGCGCCTATCCGGCACGCTAACGCTATCAACCAATCAGCGATCTCCTGCCGGTGCTCCGGCAGCACACGCGCACGGTGACTGATCGCGCCATCCATCCCCACAGTAATCGTCAGGGTCGACACCCGATCCCGGCGAAACCTCCCCGCCACACTCGCCAACGCCAGCCTCGGCGCGGCTTCCGCTGGCTCGTCGGCCCTCACCGAAATCGCCACTTCGCGCTGAATTGCTCTTTTCATTTTCCCCACGCGCACTAAACAGAACAGCCAGAATACTGTATATCCGTACAGTATCAGGCTTCTTAAAAAATTGCACCTTACTTCTATCCTACAGAAATCGTTCGCGTAGGAATTAAAAGAGTTCGCGTTTCGCTATTGCTGTGTCGTTCGCGTTACGCTACCATCCGCCTCACTTAGTCGGCGTCCTACGCCACGGGAGGCGAATTCAATGCACACCCTGAACAAACACTGGTCCCGCGCAGCGCGCGCGGCGGAACGTCGCGACTGGCATCCGCTCGTCGCCCTGTTCGCGCTCTACCTGATCGCCAGCGCGATCGCCCCGGCATTCGGCATTTGAGGTGCGTGATGGACAACACGCCCCGTTCTGCACGCCAACTCGAAACGATGCTGCTCGGCTGCATCAATCGAGCGGCCGAATCCGCTGAAGAGCACTGCAGGCGCGACGACCGACCGCGGCCGCGCGCTTTCGTCGCGAGCCTCTGCGGTGCACTCGAGTCACACGGCTATCTTGCACTCGCCAAGGCTTTCGCTGCCGGCGCCGGCATGGAGCACCTGTACCCGGCGGAGGACGCATGAACAAGCCCATGCCCCTCTGGAAAATCGTGCTGCTCTGGCTCGCGGTCGGCATCGGTTGCGTCGCATGGACGTACAGCGACGAAGCGCGGGCCGCGTCGAGCGAAAGCATCTACAGCGCGTGAGCCGGCCATGCAGAAAGATCACCTGCCAACCCATCTTCTGCGCGTCGAGTGGCAACTGCTGCACATGACCGGCGATTTCGAAACCGCGATCCAGCGCGCCAGCGTGCGGGACGCGCTCGAATCGTCTGCGCGCGCGCGAGAAACGCGCGAACGACGCCGCGCAGCTGCGCGCGTAGACGTGAAGCGCCTGCAGGCCGGCGACGCGGAGGACTGATCGATGCCGCGCTGCCACGTTCGCTGCACGCACTGCGACGCGCGCCGATGCCTGCGGCGCCACCCCGATCGATACACGCGCCTGCCGGCGTGCCGCACGTGCAACCGCCGGAAATATCGCGTCGACCACTGGATGAATCGCCGCAACACGACGCGCATGCGTTGCGACTGCGCCGGTTACTGGTTCCCGCATCGACGCGGCTCCCTATTTTGCCGGCATCGGGCCGACGGCTCGAACCGCTACCCCGGCGATACCGATTTCGCCGATCGCAATTACGACGGCCTCGCGGCCTGACTTCAACTGAGAGGTAATCGCATGTCCCTGTTCACGTCACTGCACGCGCTCGCACAGACAACGAGCATCAACATCCTGATCACGGCGGAAGGACCGGAAAGCCTTCGCGTCAACGTTACGCCGATGCCGAACGGCAAGGGCGAAAAGCAGCGCTGGCCGCTGTCGCTGCTGGCAACGCCCGCCGAACTCGACGCGGAATTCGCCGCTGCGGTCGAGGTGTACGCACCCGGTGCAACGCCGCTGCTCGATCAGGCGCGCGCGTGCGCCGCGGCGAATCAGCCCGATTCCGCAACCGCGTTACCCGCACCGAGCACCGGTGACGCCGCAGGCACACCCGGGAAGCGCGGTCGCGGTCGTCCGCCGAAGGCCGCGAAGGCCGACGACGCCAACAACCCGCCCTCGACTGACGGCGCAAACGCCGGCGCGACAGACCCGCGCCAGATGCGCATCGACGATGCCGGCCAACCGAGTGACGGCGGCGAGACACCGGCTGCAGAAACGCAGGCGCCCGCGGAACGTGCGAGCGCGGCGCAACCTCAATCGACCGACGCCGGCGTCGACCTGTACTGATCGGAGGCGACGACATGCAAATCGAAACGCTCGCTCGCGAATTCTCGTATAACGGCGCCAAGCTCGCCGACCCTGCACCGACGTTCACGCTCCAGCAGATCCGCGACTTCTATTCGCAGACCTATCCCGAGCTGACAAATGCGGAAATCGAGGGACCGGTCATCAAAGGCAACCGCAACGTCTACACGTTCCGTCGCGCCGTCGGCACGAAGGGCAATCACGCCGTGCCGCACAACAGCTACACGCTCAAACTGTCGACCAGCGCCGACGGACGAACCTATGTCACGGGCATCGCGATCGCGAACCCAGTCGACTCCGACGACGCACGCCGGAAGCTCGACGAGATACGCGCAGTCGACTGCATCGTTCCGCACCCCGTGCGCGCCTACCTCGCCGAACTCGACCGATTCAGCACAGCGCACGTGTGCCCGCTGCTCGACGAAGAAGTCGCGTTCATCAATGCGCTGCATGCGCGCTACTGCCCGCAACCGAAATGACGCTCCGCGAACTTCGAAAGCGTTTGCGCACCGACACGCTGAACCAGGGCCAGCGCCTGCCGACTTCGATCGGCAAGTATGACGCGCCTCTCGCGCGCAGCGTCGCGCGCGCAGCCACGACCAACGACGGCACGACCGAACGCCTGCGCCTGCCGTCAACGCTGGTTCCGGTGCTGCCATGATCGCCGCACCGCTCACCCTGCCCCGCATCGCGCCTGACGTGCCGACGCGCTACACGATCGGCGACGACGCCGATTTCATGCGCCGGCTATCGCTGGCGCTGCTTCGCGGCCGACAGCTTAGCGAAGCCGACGCCGCGGCGCTCGACGACTCGTCGACCGAAAGCGATTTGGCGTTAAACGCGATGCCGCGCATCTGGAAAGAAATCACCAGCGATATTGGTACGTTTGACTGGAGCCTCGCGATCTCCGACGCGAACAACATGCCCGACACCGCGCTCGTGCGCATCACGACGGCCGAAGGGGCGGGCAGCGGTCCGATCAGATTCATTGGATCGGGCATTCGACGCCTCGAATCGATTCAACCAGGCCTCGGCCAAACCGTGCTCGCAGTCCTGTACGAGGCTTGCGACCACTATTTGCCGTCCGTATGTACGCCGCGTGAAGCAATGAGCCTGGCCGAATACATGTACTGGCACTGCAACACAGACGAGGTTGCGGCGCTTCCAGAACTTCGCGACATGAATACTGGACCGGGTGACCCGTGGCTCCCCGATCAGGAATTCCTCGACCACATCGACGTTCCACGGCGCGCCGAGTTTTTCGCGAGCGCGCCAGCGTGGGCCATAACGCCCGAGCGCGTACTTGATGCATCCGAGGTGCGTCGGTATTACGACACGAATCTCATCGCATGGGCCGCCATCGACGCGTGCGACGCGATCCACCGGACGATCACCACCGGCGGCCCGTTTGCCCGCGTCGACCTGAAGGATACGAGCGAATACTGCCTTGACTATTCACTGATCCTCGCCTGGGATCAGGGCGACGGCCTCGGACGCATTCTTGACGATTTCTGGCAAGGCGAAATGCAGTGCGGCGACCCTGAATCGTGCGCAGCACTCCACATTTCTACGAATGGCCGCACTCTCGGAACGTGGCTCGATCGCATGCGCAACACCGCGACGCTGGCCAAGGCGGTTTCGAACTTGGTCATGCTGATCTCGACGCCCGATGGATCGGATATCGACGGCGAACCCGTCAAGGTACAGGTGCGTGTATGAGCCGCGTTGATATTTACGGAAACGGCGACGTTTCACTCGACCTGCACTCCGCGCTGCTGATTTACAAGAACGCACTCGAAAGCCAGGTCTACGTCACGAAGCACTCGGCCCGCGTGGTCGACGGCGTGCCGACGCTGATGGCCGGCACACCGATCACGCGTTCGCAATTGGCTGAATTCGTCGCTGCGGCATCGAAGCAGCTAGGGCACGAAGGATTCATTCACGAGCGGGCGATTTTCACCGCCCCCGGCGTCGTGGCCTGGTGGACGCCGGCCGCACAGCGGCAGGTCTGGTTTTCAGCCAGCCCACCGATCGGCGAGCGTTCCGCGGTCACGCACCACCCCGCACTGCTGTTCGTCGCTCGGGGGGAAGCACGCTATGTGTTCGCGCTCGCAGAGAACTGCAGGCCGACTCCTGACACGCAGGTCTATCAAGCACCCTACTTCAATGTGAGCAAGGGCGGCCAGATTTGCACCGGCAACGTCGACATTGCAGCCAACCCAACGCCGGCAGAAATCGAACGATACGAAGCCGATGAATTTTTTCGTAGCCGCTTCACGCACCCGAACGCCACGAAGCTGATCAACGGGGGCAGTGCCGCCGATCTCTGGGTCGAGCTGCTCGATGGTGCCAAATTTCCCACTGAGCGGCTCGTCAGCAGCGAAATGACCGTCGCCGCCGCCATCCAAAAAATCACGCAACGGAGTTAATAGTCATGAGCAAAATCGAAACCATCAAAGCCGAATTCGAAACCGCCACTGGCGCCGTACTCGAGCAGCTCGGCAAGGCGCTGTCGACGTTCACGCGCGCCGTCGCCGACGAAGTCACGGCCGGCCAGCGCCGCGCGCTCGCTGCGCGGGCCGACGACGAAAACATCGCGCTCGACAATGCGCTGTTCGACAGCGCACCGGTGGCCGCCGTGCCACGTCACGCTGAATTCGCGCCGCTGCTCGACGTCGGCCACCGCTTCCTGCTCGCGGCCGAAGGCCTGTTCGTCGAGATTCGCCGCCCGTGGCTGCACCTGATTCAACCGGTCGCGCCGATCGAAGGCGCCAGCCCGCGTCCGCCGTACGGCTCGATCGACGAAAAAATTGAATTCGCGTTCGGGCGCATCAGCGCCGCCGAGCCGCACCTTCGCCGGTTCGCAACCGACGCCGCCGGCGCCGCGCCGAACGAGCATGCCGCATGGATCGTCTGGAACGAGACGAGCAAGGAACTGGTGTACCGCGCAGTCGAAGTGACCAGCGCCACGCCGACCGCGATCACTATCAATCGCCCGACCCTCGCCGACGACGAGAGCCTCGCGTTCGACCTTCATAGCCACGGCGCCGGCCCGGCAGGCTTCAGCGCGACCGACGACGCAGACGATGCCGGCGAAGTGAAGATCGCCGGCGTGATCGGCGGCGTTGGCACGGGCAATCCGAGCGTTGCGTTCCGCCTGTGCGCACTCGGCAAGATGATCACGCTGCGCGTGCCGGTACAGGCATTTTTCCCGTCGACGGAGAAAGCCGCGTGAACCAACTCGACATGCTCGAACTCGCCGCGCGCGCCGCGGGGTGGGAAGCGAAGCGCCACACGGTCCGCGACTGCACCGCGATCCACGTCAGACCGAACGCAACCGCCGCCTGGCGCGCGTTCGATTCGATCGGCTCGCGCGCCGACGCGTTCGAGCTTTCGGCTGCGGCCCGCATCGACGTGACGCACTTCGCTGATTACGTGACCGCGCACGCCGGCGCAGGTGCGTTCCGCCACTTCACGCACGACGACATCGATTCGCGGCATGACATCGGTGCGCAGCAGGTGGAGCGCGAGCGTGCGACGCGCCGCGCGATCACCGAATGCGCCGCGCTGATCGGGCGCGACGTCGGTGCGCCCTGGTGGAGGACGGTATGACCCATCACACGACACCGGCCCGCTTTCTCAGCGATCGGCGCGTTACGGTTGCACTGATCGGTTGCGGCGGCACTGGCTCGCAGATGTTGACGGGGCTCGCGCGCCTCAATCACGCGCTCGTCGAGCTCGGCCATCCCGGCCTGCACGTTACCGCGTTCGACGCCGACACGATCAGTAGCGCGAACGTCGGCCGGCAAATGTTCAGCCCCGCCGACGTCGGCCTGCACAAAAGCGTCGTACTCGTTCACCGGATCAACGCTTTTTTCGGGATCGACTGGTGCGGTCGGCCCGTGCACGCCGGCCCGGACGAGCTTGTGCGCGGCGCGCCCGCCCTCACGATCATGTGCGTGGACAGCGCGGCAGCTCGCGCGAAGCTCGAGCCGTCCCTGCGCGCATCGAATTGCTACGTGATGGACCTCGGCAACCGAGCGAGCGACGCACAGGTGCTGTTTGGCGCGCACAAAAAGGTGACGGGCAACACCAAGACTGCTGCCGGCAGCATGCCGCTGCGCTGGCCCTACGACGTGCTGCCCGAGCTGATCGACACCTCGGTTCCCGAAGACGACACACCGAGTTGTAGCCTCGCCGAAGCGCTCGAGCGGCAGGAGTTGTTCATCAACCAGGCTGTCGTCACGCAGGGGCTCGCGATCCTTTGGGAGTTTTTCCGGCATGCGCGCCTTACGTGGTGCGGCGCGTTCATCAACCTGAAGACAGGACAAGTGCGTCCGGTGCCTGTCGCGAAAGCGGAGAACGCCAAGTGAGCTTCGAATACATCCGCAAGCACTACGGCGTGCCGGCCGAGCGCGGCCGTCAGGTGAAATGCTACGGCGAACGCGGCGTGATCGTGAATGCCGACGGCCACTATCTCTGCGTCGTTATCGACGGAGACAAGACCGAGGAGGAGCGCCTCTATCACCCGACTGACCAGGTCGAGTACGGGGAAATCGTCGACACGCCAGTGTTGCGCGAGTGGCGCTGCCTCGCCCCGTGGCGCGACGAGTTCGAATACGAAGCGTGGTTCACGGTGACCGCCAGCACGCGTAGCAAGGCCAGATACAAGGCATTTCGCGATCTTCTCGACGTCTGCGATATGACCGGGAAGGACATGATCCGCATTCATGTGCGCGCCAGCCCGAGGCTGCAACCGGGCCGCGTCGTATTCGTGCCACCATCCGACGACCCAGACCTGCCGTTCTAGGCCGCCGAAAAAGATACCACCGAGCAACCACGTCGGCCTGCCGTCCTCACTGAGCATTGGAGATTTTATGACCACGCAACAACAAGATTCCAGTTTGTCCGCATCCGAACAACCTGCGCCCATCACTGCGCAAGCCGCGCTCGCAGCAATCGAGACGTTCGAAATCGTCGAAGATAGCAACTGGTCGCGCAAGCCGAATAGTGAGGATCTCTTCGTCCTTCGAGAGTTCATCGCGCACCTGTTCGGCGGCTACACCATCGAGGTACCCGCAACAGCGCAGATCAATGAGCCGAGCCCGAAGGATCGCATCATCGTGAACGGCGACCCGCTCACCCTCTCCGGAGCGCAGCTGCTCGAAGCACTCGACCTCATTGCGCCGGATCGTGATCGCGACCAGCTCGAGACCGAACTGACGTTCCAGCGCGGCGACGGACACTCCGGCAACGGCATGTACTGCTGGCTCACCGAGTGCCCGGGAGAAGGCGCGCTCTTCATCGACGGCTCGACCGCGATCCCGACCGAAGCCGCACACGCGCCGGCAGAAGCTCGGGAGGGGCTGACCGACGCACTTCGCCGTGCGCGCCAGGAACTGTCGATCGTCGAGTGGGAAAACGATCCGCCCAGCCGCGTCGGTAGGCTGCTCGATGAAATCGACGCCCTTCTTAAAGGAGCCGACCAATGATGACGCTCACGCAATACCTGCTCGTCAAGATCGCCGAGGAAGCTTCCGAGGTTGCGCAGATCGCCCTCAAGACTGCTCACTTCGGACTGAGCGAGCGTCATCCGGAGCGCACTGAAACCAATGCCGAGCGCATCTATGCCGAGTTGAACGACCTGAACGCGATGGTGTTGCGCCTGAACGATGTCGCGTTCGGCGAGTTCCACTACGAGCCCGACCACATGGCGATGGCACAGAAGATGGCGAAGGTCGAGCATTACCTCGCCTATTCGCGATCACTCGGGCTCGTTGAAGCAGACACGGGAGCGCCTCAATAATGGACATGAGCGAACTGCAGCAGCTGCTGCCCGAGTTGCGCCGGCTGGTCGCCGCGCTCGAGCAGCCGAAGAAGCTCGATGAAACGCTGTGGAGCACCGAGCAAATCGCGAAGTGGCTCGGCCTGTCGAAATCGACTGTCGAGCTGCGCGTCGTAACCCGCAAGGATTTTCCCGCCGGCATGCGCCCCGTTGAAAGCCAGCAGGCTCAGCGCCGATGGTTCGCGAGTGACGTACTCGAATGGGCGCGCCGCAACCGCGGCACGCTCCCGACGCCGCGGCCAGGTCGGCGCCGGAAGGCGGATTAATCCAGACGTGCCGCCAGCTCGGCGGCCGTCTCGTCGTAGTAGATCATCAGGGATTGAATATCCCTGTGCCCGATCATCTTCGCCAGCGCGAGCACATGGAGCTTGCGCGATAGGCGCGTCGTCGCCTCATGCCGAGAATCGTGAAAATTTAAATCCGCGATCGAGGGACGCTTCTTCGCCAGCGTCGCGCGCGTGCGCCGCCACATCACATCCATGCTGGCCTGCGCGACAGGGAAACACCGAGGCTCCCCCTTCACTTTCGGCAACCGATGGATCAATTCGACGGCTCGCGTCGACAGTGGCACATCTCGAGCATCCCCGTTCTTCGTTTTCGGCAACCGCACGAACCGCTTGTCGAGGTGCACGCTCGGCCACGTCATCGATGCCATCTCGATCTGCCTCATGCCAGTCTCGAGGGCGAGCAGGAAAGCTAGGGCCGTGTACTGCTTGACGTTCTTCGGGGGAACCCCATCCTGCAACCCGAGAGCCGCGGCCATCGCGGCCGCCTCGTCGTCCGACACGCGCCGATCGCGTGACGGCGGATTCTTAGGGCGCTTCACCTCGTGAACCGGGTTCGTGTGAACCCACTTCCATTCCGTGCGCGCAGCCTCAAATACCGCGGACAGTAGGTTCAAGTCTCGGTTGACGGTTGACGGCTTGACCACCTTGAGCCGGGCATCACGCCATGCCGCGATTTGTTCCGGCTTCACGTTGCGGATCAGGTCGCCCACAAACTCCATCTCACCACGGAAGAAATCGAGCCGAGTCTCGTTCCATTCGTGCTTTCCCATCGACGGCGACACCTTCGCTAGATATTCATCGAAACCATCGCCGAGCGTCTTATTGACCTTCGAATATGATCGTCGACGACCCGCGTCGATTTCAGCCTCGAGCGCCGTCGCCCAAGCGATGGCCTCCGCCTTTGTATCGAACGTCCTCGAATCTCGAATACCGGCTTTCGCGACTTCCGCGCGCCACGACGCGCCCCGCTTTCTATAGCTTGCCATCCTGTGCCCTGGCGTAATTTTGGCGTAAAGGATAGCGGAAATTTGATGAATTTTGGGGAACTCTGGAATCGAACCTGTACCCCGCGACTGCCAGCTGATCCCCGTCAATAGTGGCTCTGTGGAAAATTGATGGAGCTTGATAGCTGTTGAAGGAATCACAGCCGATCCCTGTCGGGGGGACCAGTCATGCCCCAAATCTCCCCCGAGATTCACAAGAAACTCCCCGCTCAAGCCCGTCCGGCGAACCTCTAGCTCACATCGTCACCCAAGGTTGCTCAGTGGCAGCGGAGAAAGTGTTGGTATCAGCCGATACCAACAACACAAATACCAACAATGCCTCTCACTGACATACAGGTGCTGAACGCGAAGCCAGCGCGACATCGACGCGCAGACGGTCTTAAAGAAAGGTTCGGGCGTACAGCATATGGCCCGCGTCAAGGAGACAGAGATTCCGCATCTCATACGCGACGTTGACGCCTACCAAGGGGACCCGGTTACCCGGCTCGCGCCCCGCCTGATGGCACTGACCTGCGTGCGGACAACAGAAATGATCCATGCGGAATGATCGGAGTTTAACGAAGCCGCCGCAGAATGGCGCATACCGCCGGAGCGCATGAAGATGCGCGACCCGCACATCGTGCCGCTATCGCGGCAAGCGCTCGACGTGCTAGCCCAGCTCCGTGCGCTCAACGGCCAGCATTGACTCATGCTCTACAGCGTGCAAGGTCGGAGCCATATTTCGAACAACACCATGCTCTATGCGCTCTATCGTATGGGCTACGAGTCGCGCATGACGGCGCACGGCTTTCGCGGGCTGGTGGCTACGGCTCTTCGTGAACTCGGATTCGGTCGGGATGTTGTAGAGCACCAGATGGCACACGCCGAACGCAACCAGGTAACGGCCGCCTACGTCCACGCTAAAGATTTGCCCGAACGCCGGCGAATGATGCAAGCATGGGGGTATCACCTCGACCGCCTTAAGGCCGGAGTCGATGTCATCCCTTTCGCGTCTGCGCGTTAG